TACTGCTCTAGGAACGGGTACAGGCGGAATAGGCACTTATACCGTTAATATCTCCCAGCTAGTAGTCCAGACCGCAATGATTGCCGACAGTATTATCTATAACCACGAGCAGGGTTTAAACGATGACACAACGGCAATGACCTCTTATATTGCCTCGTCAGACTTTGATCTTGTGGACGGGGATCAGTTTATCCTGACCAAACGGATTATCCCTGACCTTAACTTTGCGGGATCGACTGCCACCTTGCCTGCGGTCACAATGTTAATAAAACCACGAAACTTTCCTGGCAACGCATATTCCAATACAGAATCTCAGCAGGTTATTGAGACCTCGGTAGACGTATATACTGAGCAAATCTTTATGCGGGCTAGGGCTAGACAGATGGCTATTCAGATTCAATCATCTGACTTAAACGTCCAATGGCAGTTAGGCAGTCCTAGATTGGATGGCAGACCAGATGGGCGTAGATAATGGGAATGCAACGGTTCCGTGCGCCAGCGTTACCTCTGGCTCCAGTCGAATACGACCAACAGCACATGGCGCAGTTAATTGGGGCATTAAGGCTTTACTTTGCGCAAGGCGACTCCAATACTCCTTTACAAATGGACGGCTTACGGCTATTAAATCTACCAACATCGGGGTACAATTTGCCAGACGGCACTGTATTTCAGGTTGGCGAAGACTTGCGAATTGTTGTACCTTATATTTCTTATCTATTTGGAGTATCAGCCACAGCTAGTGTGGGGACTGTAACGGTGACTATTGTATGAACTTTAACTCTAAGAGGCTTGTATGGCAGGCTTAAAAACACTCGCTAAAGAACTTCAAAGCAAAGGTCGCTATGGCGATACTATCCTCGCCCATATTAATCCTCAAGAAGCAGGCATCTTAAAAGCTTTAGGCGGATCAGGAACAAGAAACCCAGATACGGGTTTACCCGAATTCTTTTATAAAAAATATATTAGCCCTGCAATTGCATCTATTAACCCATTTAATCCTGGCAGTGGTCTAAACAAAACAATTAATACTACTCCTATTATTGGTGATATTAATCAAGCTGCTAATAAGTTAGGCACACAGATATTTCAACCTATAGAAAAAGCCATTGTTCAACCTACTAGTCGTGGATTAGCAGATTTTGATAAACAGGTAGCAAAGACAATTCCGGGTGGTTGGTCAACTGTTGGTCAAGTAGCTCTTGCAGCAACAGGCGCTCCAGTACCGTTACAAGTAGGTTACGGTGCAGCTAGAGGTGCTGGACTAATGCGTACAGGTTCTTCTCTTCAAAGAGCTGACCTTAAAGGTGCTGTAATAGGTGGCGCCACAGCTTATGCTAGTGCAGAACTAGGTGATTATATGCGTGGCGCTGTACCTCCTGGTACTGAAGGGACAACACAATCTTTAACTGAGGCAGTAGCTAAAGAAGCTGCTCCAGAATTATTAAATTCAGTGCCATATGAACCGTTAGTAGAGTTGGGTAATGTAGCTCCGCCACCACCTATAACACCAAATATTGATCCTGGATATTTTGATGTAGATCCTGGCTTGCCTAGTGTATATAATCCCCCTGCCCCTCCACCACCACCTTCTTTCTTGGACAGGATGGGAACAAAAGCTGGCGATGCAGTGAGTGGGACTGCTAAATACGTTACTGAACTTCCTACAACTGGGGTATCGGAAGTAGCAAGAACTGGTGAGGGTATTCAAAACTTGCTTGGTGCTGGAGAAATGACAGCTAAAGAAGCAGCTAAATTAGCAGCCAAAACAGGCATAGATCCAATGAAAATGGCTGGAATAGTTATTGCTGGTGAATCAACCCTTGCTGGTATGGAAGAGCAACGTAAATACCTTGAAGAAGCAAAACGAGCTAACGCAATTAGCCAAGCTGAATATGACCGAGCTATGGCAAGCATTATTAGCCAAAGAGATTATGCCGCTGATGTGGTTAGCAAAAATCAATTTAATCCTAATCCAAGCCGTGATGTATCTATTGGTGAGACCTTTTATGGTCGTAGCGGAGAAGGTGAAAATCTATATGCTCGTTTGCCTACCTCACAAAGTACTTTGTACGCTATGGGCGGTCAAGTAGATGATGAACTAGGCGGTGATTACTCTGCTATGGGCATGGATCAGGGCAATCTCCAAAAGGGTTTATTTGGTATGGGATATGCTTTTGGCGGTATGCCAAATCTAGCCCTAAGTAGACTCTCTCAGCCAGCTTTTAATGAAGGTGCTGTAGGTGGTATGCAGCAGTTTGCTGAAGGTGGCACTCCTAGATTTTTATCAGGTGGTGGAGATGGAATGTCAGACTCTATCCCTGCCACAATTAACGATAAGCAACCAGCCCGTTTAGCAGATGGGGAGTTTGTTATCCCTGCCGATGTGGTTAGTCATTTAGGTAATGGTTCTTCCAAGGCTGGTGCAAAACAGTTATATTCTATGATGGATAAGATACGCAAAGCTCGTACAGGCAACCCAAAGCAAGGCAAACAAATCAACCCACGCAAGTATCTTCCTGCGTAAAGGACTAATATGGCAACTTCTACCTCAATATCAACAGCACTAACAGACGTCCCAGAGGTCTTACGCCCGTATATTACTGGTGCTGGTGGTGTGCTTCCTACGGCACAGACTCTTTTATCTAAAGACTATCAAACTACCTATGGCGCTCCGTTACAACAAGCTGGTCTAGCAGGGTCAGGTCGTGTGGCTGGTTTGTCTCCTATGCAGCAACAGATAGGAACTCAGTTAGGGCAGATGGCAACACCTACTCAGTTTGGTACAGGTACGGGTGCGGCTCAGTTAGGTGTTGGTTCTACCGCTTTAGGTTTGGGTGCGTTGGGTTCTATGTTAAGCCCAGAGCAAACCGCTATGTATATGTCTCCTTACTCTCAAAATGTTATTGACGTTAACAAAGCAGAAGCCACAAGGGATGCACAAAAAGGTTTAATGTCTGGTAATTTAGCCGCAGCCCGTCAAGGTACTTATGGTGGCGCTAGACAGTTACTTTCGCAAACTGAACAAGAACGTAATCTACAGAATAAATTAGGAAACATCCAAGCTACAGGAATGCAGAACGCCTTTGAAGCAGCACAAAAAGCGCAATTGGCTCAAGCTGCTGGTTACGGTCAACTAGGTCAAACTTATGGTCAGTTGGGTCAAACTTACGGTGCTTTAGGTACTGCTCAACAAGCTTCAGACATTGACCGTATTAAGACTCAAGGTGCATATGGTGACCTCCAGCGTGGCGTTCAGCAACAACAATTAGATGCTCAGTATCAAGACTTAATGTCTAGATTGAACTATCCATTAACCAGTATTGAGACTATGAGCAACTTAGCCCGTGGTGTACCATTAACACAGACCGCAAGCTCTGGGTCTCAGACTACGCCTCCACCTAGTTTTGCTAGTCAATTAGCTGGTATGGGCATAACAGGACTTGGTCTTTACAATATGTTTGGAAAATAAATTATGAGCATATTAGGCGCACTAAAACAACAAACTGAGTCTATTGACGACTTAGCAAAACTTCCACAAATCCTGATTATGCAGATGGCTCAAAAGGGTCAAATCCGTGAAGATATGCTTGCCCCGATCCTTGGGCGTAAGGCAGAGATGGCAGAAGCCGTTGCTCGTATGCAAGCCCTACAGGGTGGTAATCAGCCACAGCCTTCTGTACTAGAGCAAGTCATGGCTACTAATGCTATGGCAGAACAGCCAGCAGTTGACAACATGGGCGTTGCTCAAATCCCCGTTCCTGAAAGACAGTACGCTGGCGGTGGAATTATTGCCTTTGATGAAGGCGGTGATGTAGAAGATGATGAAGAAGATCGTATTCGCAAGTCTCGTATGGAATCGTTTGGTGTGCCTGTAGAGCAGTTATACGCAATGCTCTCCAACATTCCAAGCAAAGTAAAAGAAATTATTCCTCAATCATTTGCTGCTGAACGAGCAAAAGCAGGGATTCCTGTTGAAAACGCTCCAGCTACAGCATCCATGCCAGCAGTCAAAAAGGGTAGTCATAAGTATGAGGATTTGGTTATTCAAGAGGCAACCCGTCAAGGTGTAGATCCTCGGTTAGCTGTCCATGTGCTGTATAAAGAAACAGGTAATCTAGCTAACCCAGAGTCCGCTAAATCAAAAGCTGGTGCATTAGGCGTTATGCAATTGATGCCTGGAACCGCTAAAGAGTTAGGGGTTAATCCTTTAGATCCTATGGAAAATATCCAAGGTGGTATTTCCTACTTAAAGAAAATGTACAACAAATACCAAGATCCAGCGTTGGCAGCGGCAGCCTATAACGCAGGTCCGGGCAGATTAGATCGTGCTTTGAGATCAGAAGGCGGTATTGGCAATCTACCACGAGAGACTAGAAACTATATGGTTGGTCTTGCTTCTGGCGGTGAGGTTAAGCACTTCCAATATGGCGGTAGCACGATGGGTGGTTTTGAAGATTTACCTCCTGATGATATTTTTGTTCCTCGTCCAGACCTCAGTGATGTAATTGATCCAGCGTCTGGTCAAACGTCATTTAGTGGGTATAGTCAACCATCTAAAAAGAAAGAAACCGCCAAGAAAGAGCCTGCTACACCAGCCGCGCCAGCCCTAACCCCAGAAGAAATAGCTCAATATACCAATCCTCCTAAAGCAGCCGAGCGAGATATCTTTGCTGAAATAGTTGCTCAACGCAAAGAAGATAGGGAAGCCATTAAAAAGAGTGCTGCCGAAGATCGTAACTTAGCTTTATTGGCAGCTGGACTTGGAATGTTAGGTGGAACTTCGCCTTATGCGTTTACTAACATTGGTGCTGGCGGTGCTAAGGGCGTAGAGACTTTAGCCGCATCGAAGGCTAGACGGGCTGCTGAAATGAGTGCATTAAACAAATCAGAAGTAGAAGGTTTGTACTATGGTGAAGAAATAAAAAGACGCAATCTTGCTCAACAGTCTGTAGATCTAGATAGGGCAAGAGATAACTTTAAAAACTATAACGATAGAGTATTAAAAAGTTTCTTTATGGAAGGAGTTCCTAGAACAGCCAAACAAGAAGAAGCATATACAAAATTTATTAGCACGGATCCAATCTATCAACAGCTATATAAAGACGCAAGGATTTCAAACATATCTGCACCTAGAACATCAGTAATCAAATACAATCCACAGACACGATCACTAGGACAGTAAAAATCCATGCCGATTGTCAATGTCGAAGGGGTCGGTCAGGTTAGTTTCCCTGACACAATGGCGCCTGAAGAAATTAAAAATGCCATTGAGCGAGATATTCTCCCCCAATTTCCTGAGATATTAGCCAAACAAAGCAGAACCATTGGTGAAATGGCTACCGATGTTGTAGCTCCAATTGGTAAAGGAATTGGCTCATTGCTTCAGATTCCGGGGCAAGTTTCTGGTCTTATCACAGGACGTCCAGATGAAACCACGGGACTTCAAGGAGTTGGTAAACGGCTTGAAGCATTTTCCGAAGAAGCCAAGTCGCCTGCATTAAGAGCTAAAGAAACTCTAAGAAGTCAAAAGATTTCCCAAGCAGAAGGTCTTTTAGATGAGGCTGGTACTGCTATTGGGCAGACTCTTAAAGATCCAGCTTTACTTAGCTCCTTTATTTTTGAACAAATTCCCAACCTAATTGGAACAATGGGCGGTGGCTTATTGACTCGTGGCGTAGTCAAAGTAGCCATGAAAAACGCTACCGATGATGTCTTTGCCAAAGCGGGTGTTCGTGGTGCGATTGGTACAGGCGCTACCATGCAAGGCGCAGACATTGGTACAGCAACCTATGAGAATGTTTATAACGAATTAATTAGTCAGGGCGTTGATGATCAAACCGCCATGAGAGAGGCTTTATCTCGTGGTCGTATGGCAGCCGTTCAAGCCGCAGCCCTTACAGTTGGCACATCTTTTGGAGCTGGCTCTACCATTGAAAAAGCTTTAACTCGTGGCATGGCTGGAGTCCCCAAGACAGGGATTATCCGTGGAACCTTGGGCGAGACCCTCAGCGAAGCCGTAGAAGAGGGTGGCGGTCAATTAATCTCAAATGTTCAATTACAGGGTGTAGCACCCGAAACAGATGTCCTTAAGGGAGTAGGTGCAGCCGCTGGTCTTGGAGCTGTTGGTGGTGCTTTATTTGGTCTACCTGCCAGTTTTTTAAATAAAGCGAATGCGGTTGAGTTAGAGAGAGCCAAAGCCCAACTGGAAGAAGCCAAACGTAAGGCAGCCGAAACCCTTCAACCACAACAAGTAAATCTAGCAATTGGTTATGACCCCACCGTAGAGGGTAGCGGAGTTTATACCCCGATTATTGTCAATCCTGACGGCACTACGATCTTTCCTAGCGAGCGTACTCAGTTTGCCCCTACCGCTACCTCAGAACTGTCTGAGGAGGGCTTTAGAGAGAAGTATGGGATTGCCAGCCCAGAGCAGATTAAAGATCGTACTTTTGATGCCGACCGCATTAGGTCTTTTGGTATCTCTCCCAAGGCTAATCTGTATAAAAACCAAGATATTTTGGGTGCAGATATTGCTAACCCACAAGAAGCAGCTAAGGTTAAAGAAGCTCTTCAGGACTACCTTAAAAGGTATCCAAAAGCCAATCCTACGATTCGTAAGAATATTGAAGACTACCTAACAAGGCCCGAGTTCCAACCTCTGCCTGTATCGGAAACGCCTACCCAGATTACCGAGGCTACGACCACTCCAGAGGCAGATGCTAAGGCTCTTCGTGACCGCATGATTAAAGGCTTTAAAGACCGCCCAGAGATCAAGAAGATTTACGATGAATATGACAAGTTTATACAGTCTAAAGATGTAGATAAAGCCGCCCTGTCTGCGTTTAATAATATTGTTTCGTCAGAAGTCTTAAAAGGCTTAGGCATTAACCCAGTCGCTACAATCTATCAAGATCCAGAAGTACTTAATGCCGACTTATCCGTCCCTGAGAATGCCGATCGAGTCCGTGCTAAGTTGATGGCATTTAAGGATCAATCAAAGAGCCAGATAGTTAAAGACAATATTGACACTTATCTAAATCGTACTGAGTTCCTTACCCCTCAATATATCTATGACATCCTCAATCCTCCCCTAGAAATAGAAGGTAAGGCGGAAGGTCAAGAACAGTTTGTGTTCATTGATCCAGAGGGAAACATCCAGACTAAATACGGAACCATTGTTCAAAAGGGCAAAAAACGTTTTGCCAAGTACAAGGATGGCGAAAGGGAGTTAACCGAAAATGTTCTTGTTAATCCAAATCCCGATCAAGTAGAAATACTAGAGCTGTATAAACGCAAAGAAAAACTTGAAAAAGAGCCAGATGAATTTAAGAAATGGATGATGGGCTTTGGAATTGATCCGTCCGAGAGGGCTGATATTGGTATTGATAAACGGATTCCCAATCGTCTATTCCGCAAGGGCGGTATGTTCCTTGATGATTTATTAAGGATTGCTATTGAGCAAAACATCCTAACGGCAGCCGATGTAGATCTAAATAGCGTAGACGGTGGTGTTAGTGACTTTAGAGAACTAATCCGCACATCGGTTGATGGTGGATTCGTGCCAACGCCCCAAAACATTCGTGTCATAAGGGATTTGGAGTCCATTCAAAACAACATTGAATACCTAGAGAACAAGCTAAAAGGCGCTCCAGAGGAGGCTATTGCAGAAGAGTTTAAGGGAGACGCTGAAGGAAAAGGAACTTTAGAGTCTCGGGAAGGCGGCAAACCATCTAAGATTTCCAAAGAAGATCAACTTCTTGAAAAAGAATTAACTGGCAAAACAATTACCGAGGTATCTGACTGGTCTGTCAAGAACGCACCTAATAAGTTTGCTAAAGTAATTGCCAAAATGGTAAACAAGCGGATCAAAGAGATCGAAGCCCGTGGCATTAAGTTGAGCTTTGTTATTCATTCTGGTAGTAAAAGACCAGTCAAAATGATGGAAGCTAAAGGTTCTGTAAACTTTGATTATTCTGCCAACATATTAGCCAATATAGAGTTAAATCTCAATGGTGCAGCCATATTAGACAATCAATTTGGCTATCCATCTGGCATGAACTATACAACTATTTTGCATGAGTTGTTGCACGTTGCCACCAGCGGTCAACTATTCACGGAGTCTAAGAACGATAAATTGGTGGTTGAATTAAACGATTTACGCAATCAGGTTGTCAAATACTACAACGAAAAAATTGCAAAGAAGGAACTTACTCCGTTTATGCAACGGATATATAACAAAGAAATTAACGCATTACGCAACATTGATGAGTTAGTTTCTTGGGGATTAACCGATAAGGATATGCAAACCTTCTTGAGCGAGATTAAAGTTGGCGAGAAGACCGCATTTACCAAATTAGTACAGTTAATTAGAGAGATTCTTGGCATCAACAAGGACTACGAATCTGCCTTAGATCGTTTGATCAGAACTTCTGAGTCTGTTCTTAGCGAAGATATTGATATGATTGGCGATCGGATTATATCTAGAGGATATAGCTTTGGTCAGAAACCAACGGGCAAAAAGGGCGCATCTGGTCAAGGAACTTTATTTCAAAAAGAAATGAAGGGTACCTTTGAAGGGCTGACTGAAGATGAAAAGAACTTACTGCGTAAACAGTTTGTTCAAGAAGAGGCTACCGTAGGACAGAAGTTTGAGAATCTAAAAGATAACTTCTTTGAGCGGTTTATTACGGGTGTCTTTGACGAGTTCCGAGCAATCAAAAAGTACTCAACCGAAGGCTATATGATGGCTCGTTTATCGAAGTCCATCGATGGCGGTTTACAGGGACTTTTAGAGCATGGTCAGGTTTACTTGAAGGACGGAGCGTTAGATATTCGTCCCAATACAAAAGGCTTGCTGGCAATCCTAGAGCCATTAGGCACTGAGGTAGACCAATATCAAATGTGGAAAGCTCTGAATCGTGATGCACGGATGCCTCCTGATAAACGGTCATTTGATGACGCTACCATTCAGTTGCGGGATAAATTATCCCAAGGCAAGTTAAATGGTAAATCCCGTAAAGAACTCTATGACAAAGCCTTACAGGAAGAAAATCAATTAAACAAGTCGGTCTTGGATATTGCAAGAGAGACAGGTTTAATTGATAACGCTGCCTATCAGGTTTTCTCTAACGACATTTACTACATCCCATTCTATAAACAAATGGAAGACGGTAGTGTAGATGCCGTTAACGCATCCTCTAAATTAACAGGCCAGTACTTCTCCAAGGCTTTAAAAGGCGGGGAGAAGAAGGTCAACGACCTCATGGAGAATGTGCTTTTGAATTGGTCTCACATCCTGTCTGCTTCGATGAAAAATCAGGCAACCAATCAAACCATTAACGATGCGGAATCTATGGGAGCCGCGGAGAAGGTTAAGCCTATGGATGGCAAGTACCCTCCCAATACTATTAAGTTTATGGAGAATGGTAAGACCGTTCACTACGCCTTATCCGATCCAGATCTAGTAGACGCTATCTCTACAATTTCCTATCTAGGTCCTAAGAGTGCGTTCTTGGATATTGCCAAAGGGTTTACAAATGCCTTACGGTATGGTGTCACCCTATCCCCAGCCTATAAGATCCGCAACTTAATCCGTGATTCGATGTCCTCTGCCGCAGTATCAGAGTTAGGCCCGAATATGATTGAGAACGTATATAACGGCTTACGGATGTCTAAAAAGGGCGATCCAACTTTTATGGCAGCGTTGGCTGGTGGCGGTATCTTTGAGATGGGTACAGCTCACGAAGGCGACCAGGCTAAGATGATTAAGCGATTAATCGACAAGGGCATTAAAGAAACAACCATTCTTGATAGCCCTGAAAAAATTAAAGGGATGTTCCAAGACTTATTAAATAACTATAACGAATTAGGTAATAAGTTTGAGAACGCCAACCGTCTAGCTCTATATAGAAAATTACGGGACAGCGGTAAGTCCCATCTTGAAGCATCCTTTGCAGCCAGAGACTTAATGGACTTCTCGATGCAAGGGCAGTTCCGTACTGTCAAAGTCATTGCTTCGTTAGTTCCCTTCTTTAACGCCCGTTTACAAGGTCTTTATAAACTTGGAAGAGACGGTATCACACCAACCTATCGTTTAATCTATAACGCCACGACTGGCAAAGAAACAAGCCTGTCTGATAAGCAAAAAGCCCAACGCTTTATGACCATGTCCAGTGCCATCATGCTGGCATCGGTTCTCCTCTATGGAATCTACAAGGACGATGAAGACTTCCAAAGACGGGAAGGTTGGGATCGGGATAACTTCTGGTGGTTCAAGATTGGTGATGTGGCATTCCGTATTCCTAAGCCATTTGAGATTGGTGCTTTGGGGACGATTGCCGAGAGAACCTACGAACAGTTGGCTGACGAGGGCGTAGAAGGTAAGGTCTTTGCAGAACGCTTAAATCACATCCTCATGGACACCTTCTCTTTAAACCCAATGCCACAGATGATTAAGCCTTTGATTGACATCTATGCAAATAAGGACAGCTTCACAGGGGCGCCGATTGAATCTGCTGGTATGGAAAGACTGTCTAAGCAAGAGCGTATGACCAATAGGACTAGTGTTATAGCTCAAACACTGGGCGGTGTATCCGAAGGAGCCGCAAAAGTTTTGACATTTAACCCAGACGCACAGGGTATTTCTCCAGTCCAGATGGATTACTTTATCAAGTCCTATTTAGGATGGATGGGTGCTACCGCAGCGTCCACCGCAGATCTAGCCGTAGAGCCATTTAGAGAGGGTACACGGGTTCGTAAGCCTGTGATTGATACCTTGGCTATGGGATTTATTAAAACCGAGCCAGAGACCCAATCTAAGTATATGACTCAGTTTTATGAGAATAACGCCAGGCTACAGTCTGCTTTGGCGGATATGCGTCACTATGCCGAGCTGGGAGATATGGAGAAAGTCACCAAGATTATGGAAGAGAAGGGTGACAAGATTGCCCTGTCCAAAGTCTATGACAAAGCTACCAAACAGTTGGCTGAGTTACGCAAACAAAGCCGTATTATTGAGAATAGTAAAGACATTAATACCGATGACAAACGGGCTGAGATGAACCGTATCAAGATCCTAATGTCGGACATTGCCAAACAGATGGAAGACATCCGTAAGTCTAAGTAGTTACTTGACGACTAAGTGATCGTTCTCAAATAGCCAGGCAATCGTCTTGCGGTGGGCTTCTTCCCATAATTCCCTGCGTTCTTCCTTATCCATCTGGTATCCCTGATCCAGATTGGAATGACAACGAAAACACAAAGCCGCTACCCGAAAATCGTGAGCCTTGAGGGATCTACCCTTGCCGTCACGGAGCTGATTAGAGTGAGCCGCGCAGACTGTGCCGTTCTGAGAACCACAATTCTGGCATGGAGAATTACGAACTATCTCTAAAAGTTTTTGGTTACGGTACATTTCATTTGAGATGAAAAAACTTCATCATTAAATACACCAATAAAAATAAAACCAAAGCCAGAGCGATGCCAACTCCAAATACGGCTAACAAAGTTTGCATAAGTTCTAGCATCTTCCGTCCATCCAATTCTCTATTTCTCTTTTAAGTCTAGCGTTCTCGTCCCTTAACCTATGAATTTCTTCATAGAGTTTGTGGATATGGTCTCTTAGCATTTCTAAACGTTGCTCTTGGGCAATAAAATCCGACAAGGTTTTCGGGCTTGCTCCGCTATCAACAATGTGTGGGGGTGATGTATTATAACGATCTTTGGTAGTCCAATTAGTCATTTTTCTTCCTTTTCTAATGTATAAGTACATTTATCACCTAAAGCTTTTCGTTCTACAGTTACTTCGCAAACATTAATACTTTTAAGTTTTTTTGCAATAAACAAGCAAAGGTTTTCTAAGGTTGGAATACCAAGTTCAGGGACATTGTCTAGTAGTTCATGGTCTAAAGCGTAGCGAATAGCATCTACAGCTTGTTTTATATCCTTAAAATCCTTAACCATGCCATTTTTGTTTGGTTCACCCTCTATCGAAATACTAGCGTGGTAGGTATGTCCATGTATGTTTTTAGACTTGATATGGTCATAAACATTAACTGCTCTGTTTAAAGTGTGTGCAGCATCAAAGAAAAAAGTTTGAGTTAATTTCAAAATAAACCATCCTGTTCTACTTGCATAAAGTTCCATACTGGCGGGGCATTATGAGATTCAATTCTAGATCTCATTACTTGCGCCCTAGCTTCTTTAGTGGGAGGTGGATAATTACCATTCTTCCAATGTTTATCTATGCCTACATTTCTGCCAATGTTTGTGCTGTCTGTAGAGCTAAATGGAAACTTAGTAAATACTGCGGGGTCTAACATTCTAAGCCCATGTAGTTTACATATAGGTCTTCCCATATCATCGCAAATAACTCGCATAGCAGCACCCATTCTTGACCACCAAGCGTTAGTGCCAACTGTGGCATATTCGCCTGAACTACCCAAGCAGACCCGAACATAGGTATTAGCCAACTGCTCTAATCTTTCTAAAGATTCATGCAAATGCCATACAGGAGAACCAAACCAATGTGGTAATGGGCAATCTTTTAGCAAAGCATTATTGTCAGCTTCTGTTCCATCAATTACATCTGGAATACAAGCAAAATCACACGATGGTACTTTTTTAAGGTTTAATGCCCAATCGTAGAACTCAGTCCAATCTTTAATGGGCTTGCCTGACTTCCAAGCACTAAACGCACCATTGTCTAAAGCAAATGATTGGCATACTTCAATGGCTGTTCCAATTTGGTCAGGGTGAGCAAAAGACACAAATGCATGACCAGCTTGCACCGCATAGTTTGCAACTGTTGCTGGTGTAATAGGCAACCCATGATAATGAATCATTGAATCCCCTGTTTTTCTTCTATATTTTCAAAGTTATAAAACCATTCATCCTTAGCACTCCACTTAGCGTGGTTCTCAACGCTATATACCTCGGTGGGTATCTTGAAGTCAGGGGTCTTTAAGACAGCAGGCACAAGCGATACGTCATACCATAAGCAACGATTGTTGGGCTGGCAGGCAAACTGCCCGTTATCTAGGCGTATAAAGTTATACGACTTATGCTCCTCAACACCCTCTGAAAAGCTAGTATCTAGTCTGTTAGATTCGGGCGAGGCAAAGTCAATGGTAAACAGGTAGTTGCCAAAGTGAAACTGTTTGTCTTTACCAAAGAACTTGACCTTTAGCCCACGTAGGTTTGACTTCTCAATCACCGCCATGTCATATGATAGGCAATCCCATATCTGTAAATGATCTAACGGCAACGGCTCGGCTACTTCTTTCCATACATAGGCATGGATTGGTAGCTTGTCGTACAACGCCCCATAGTTAGTTAGCATCGACTCTATGCGAAACGCTTGACCCTTGATCGCCTTGGCAGTCATCCATACGCATGGCTCTAGTTCTCCATGCCCTGACTCGTGGTTGTAAAGAAACTCTCTACGCACAAAGCATTTGACTGGTGGTATGTTAGCAACTAAGAATGTCATTTCTGAATCCTCTCCCATAACTCAGACATCGATATTCCTTTAATCTCTCTCCACCCAATGTGTATACAGGCATACATAATGAACAGGAAGAAGGCAAAGACCACGGCAAAGATAAGCACAGCACAGGTGGCTACGAACAAAGCAAACATATTAAGCATTGTGACCATCATTTAACTGTTGTCCATCGATTATTACGATTAAGAGTTTTCTCTAAATTATCTGACCAAGTTTTTTGTGTTGCTCTTCTTTCTGCGGCTTTCATTGCACTTCTGGCTGCATGGTAATACTTGCTGACTTTTGAACCTTTGGAAGACAAAGAATCAACCTTGCTCTTTGCAAGCCAATCCAATAACTCTATGTGTCTTTCCTTGGGTAGTGCAAATAACTGCTCACTTAAAGCTGGCATATATTGAGCCACCCAAACACGCACCCCTTGAGTCCCGCTACCAAAACAGTTTTGTGTACGTTTTAATTCTAAATGTTGAGGATACTTACCAAACTCTTCCCTTGCCCATATGTTGAGCTTGTAGCAACTATCAAAGTTTTGCCACGACTTAATAATCATGGCATCCCAGAATCTTTGTGTTGGCTCTCTCATAATATATCCCCACTTAATTGATCACCCTTTACCTTCATAAGTCTGTTGGCTAGGTTATTGTCTTGTTTAAATCGTTTTAGATGCAGTTGATCAGAACTCATGCACTTACCGCCTTGAATTTTATAAAGAGTCCCAGTAATGGCATCCATGAGATATATTTTTTGATGCATATCGGTATCAAGAATGACTGGTGTTAGTATCCGTTCCATGCCACTTACATCCCCAAGGTACAAGTCTTTATCTTCTAGCCATGCTTGTTTGGAAGACGCCTTTGGCCCGATAGGAAAACAATTGTGGGACTTGGCCATCATGCCATCCATCGACTTACTAATGTGTGTAGGATTCATGCGTTCTCCTTAGCGTATCTACGAACACTGGCTTTTGCCAAACAATCAAAACATTTAAAACGTTTAATATTTTTATTGGCGGTCTGGACAATCTTGCCATTTTCAAAAGACTTATAGTTCATGCAAGACGAGCAATACTTCTTTGTGTCTTCGTCAATCTCAACATATCCAGCGAATGGAATTGGTTCTTTCATTTCTTAGTTTTCCTTTTAATCGCAACAATCCCCTCCTCTGGGGGTGCATTACGGGCTTCGACAAGCATATCTGCCATCTCCCATATTGCTTTGGGATTTATTTCACCTTTCATGGCAAACCCAACGGTTAACATAAAGGCAAAACAATCTCTTCTGTCTTGGTCGTTCATTGAAGTTCCTTCATCTGTTCTTTTTTATCGCTATCAAATAATGTTTCACAGTTAGCCAAAAATGTTTCTTTAGCCATTCCTAGATTGTTAGCCGAAACGCAGGCAACATACAAGGAAGCCGCAAAAGCATTGACATATTCAGCCTGCTCCTCAATCATTAATTTTTCTATCTCACGTACTAAATCCAATACGGTTTCTTGATTCATTTTTGGCATTTTGGTTCGTGCCTCAATATTTCAATCTGTTTAACAAGAATGTCATTTAAAGATTTTCCACGGACGGCAATCAAGCCAGCCTCGGGATTGTCTTTGATAATTCCACAGGCATCCTTGAGACCCTTGTTATAGCCACTGGAATACTCATCGGTCTTATCCAACGCCATAATCAAAGCATCTCGAATAAAACTAGATGCTTTACGGTTCTTCGCCATAGACTTCAGCTTTTTAATGTGTGCCTCTGGGAGGTAAAGTGAATAGGGGACTAGTTTTTCCATTTTTTATACTCTGCATTTATTTGTTCAAAAAGATATTGCGCCTTTTCATTTGTCTTGAGTTCAGCTCTGGACGCAACATTGAGGTAACTACATAGCCAATCTACCGCCACTGTTTCTTTACGATCAAAAATATATCCTTGGTCGTGTAAGAAATCCCAAAACTTCTGATCCCGGCATATCATTCCAGCCTGTTTGACTAGCCTAGCACCAGCGTATTCCTCAGACCGAACCATGGGAACTTCGGTATCCGCTAGGCGAACCATCACCACCATATACCTAGCACCCACAAAGTCCCGAAGGATCTCATCGGGGATCTCGTCTGGATGGATAGCCAGATTCAACACATGACCATCCTTTGTCTGCTTCAAGGCTATTTTTTTAGCTTCAAATTGACTGGTTTCCATTAGATTTCCCACTCGTCCTTATCGTTGATAACTGGCTTGGCTTCGTCTTTCTTGACATAGGTATCAACTGATAGGGAAATAAACTTAGTTCCTGTTTTGGGAGATTGCTTTTTCCAGCCACCCAGCTTAATTTCAACGCCATCCTCATCGTGCTGTTCCATAAGAAACTTTAGATAAGAGCGATCCACTTTGATACTGCCAAAGTAATCGGGAGACTTTTCTGTCGTACGAATTGTTGATACAAATAAACCACCAGTATTTAAATATTCCATGTTATGCCTTTGTTAATGATTTTTTGGTTGCTGAAAACTTTTCCATGAGCTTGGAATAGCCGACCTCATCCAATGCCTTTGCCTTGTCAAAGACAGAGCGATTGGTCTTAAAGATTGTTGCCACATCGTCCACGCTGGTAGTTAAAGACAGAAGGGCATCGCACCCAGCTCCGAGGGTATCCATCCACGCACCGATATCCTCGTTGTCTGCCAAGGATATTTGCCATGGGCCGTTGGTTGGCTTTGGTTTCTCAATCTTTGGCTCGATCTTTTCAACCTTGGCTTCTATCTTTTTGGGTGGCTCATCCTTTCCCAAGGTAGCGTCCAGAGCGTCATGCTCCACAATCTCAAATGCGTTAGTCCATAAGTACCTACGAAGATAGGTCTGCACCGCACCTAGGTTCTGTACATCATGGCAACCTTTGAGAGCAGCCGAACTCATGGGTGAGGTAAACATGATGGATGTGCCGTCCACAACATCGTTAATCTGCAAGTACGCCATCTCGTTGTTAAATGACAATACCCCGCATAGCCCAACATCATTGCAGATTGTTTGGATCGTAGGTAGAAAGTCTCCCAGCTCGAAGTATTCGTAGCCAGCAAACTTGTTCTTACCCGACTTGGTTAGTTTCTTTCCTTGTAAAGCTACCCTAGCTTGTTGTAATTTTTTATATACGCTCATGCGATTTTCCCTAAATATAGGTGAGTTAATGTTTGTGCCATTGTGTAAATATTAAAAGCGTCCGTTTCCCAGTCTTCGTCTGGGCTTGTGTATGCTGGGTTTGATGCCAATGCCAACATAAACTTTAAAGTTAATTCCTGTGATGTTTCCATAATTTCTCCTTAACAACCAATTGGTCTCCATGGTCCTTGCTTACCTATATCCCAACAGCACATACCGCCACGACCATCGGATTCACATTTAACCTGAGCCATAACACTTGTAGACATCATGGCAATAAATAAAACAGCGATTATCTTTTTCATACTTTCTCCTGTGTGTTTAATGAAATTTCAATCAACTTACTAAGGTAGTGCTGTGCTTTCCGTAGATCCTCTATCCCACCTTTTTGCTTCCATCTTGATACATACTTAATAACATTCCCTTCAAAGTACCCAATTTGGTTGGCCGCAATATAGTCCCAAGTCTGTATTTCCTGCTTGGCGTAATGATTGCCACCAACCTGTGTATCGTTTGCACTCATTTCATTCCTTTCAAACAAACAACTAATAAAACAAAACAACTAATAAGCAATAAAATTTTTTGATTCCAATACTGACGATTAAGAATGGCTGGATCATGAATTAAATACTTCTGTATCTCCAACATATCGTGATCTTCTTCAATGTATTTTTTCCTTAACGGATTAAGGTAATGCTCAGATCCAATCTTGATCTTGCCGTTGTTATAGTACTTAGCGTCTATCATTTGGCTTGCTCCTCCAAATAGTCTTTGTACTGCTTGCACCAAGGAGAAACCTGACAGAACTTGGCACAACGAGTTCTTTCACCAGCTCGGACTTCTAAAAAATATCCCTTACCAGTACTTTCTAATGCCAATTCCGCCTCTTCTTTCGTGGTATGGACAGACTTCGCGCGAACTCCACCCTCTTTCTTAACCGCATAAGTTGTTGGTTTTTCCCAACATTCCTCTGGAGTACAGGGTGGTAGGTCTTCGTTGGTATCGGTTGCAAACAGGGCTTCACTATGAAGGTGGATACGCTCTTTAATAAAAGCTTCTCGCTCTTCCATCGACCAAAGCTTGATATCCAAGGTAGCTACCTGTTTCTCAGGGTATCCTTCCCGATTCTCAGCATCCCTAGCACTCCAGTCCCTGATGATGGCAATAATCTTTAGCTTATTTACTGGGGTCTTTTTGACAGTCTCAACGAGCCACGCATAAATATTGAGCTGTTGTTCCCATTCCTTCTTTTCATTCATGACCGCCCATACTCCGACAGTCTTGTAGTCATTAACCTCAATGCCATCCTCGTGGACGACCTGAAGGTCAATAGCTCCTGAGATATGCCAGCCGTCTATATCGGCATGGAGTCTTTGTTCTACGATATGGTTAGGATCTTTGCCCTGTTCCAAGACATGATGGACTGCCGTACCAAATACAGCCCATATCATATCGGTCACATCGACTTCAATCTGTTCGGAGTACTTAGCCTTTAATTGCACAATCTGTGGGCTGTTTAACAGCTCCGTAACCGACATATGGGCTTTGCCCTTGGTATACGTAGGACGCTCTACGACATTCACAAATGTTTGTGGCAGTCCATATTTATTAGTAATAATCATTTGTATACCCCTGGGGTGCATAATAGAATTAGTATCTGCTGCATTGAATTCCTCGTTTTTTATTAATATACAATAGATTGTACACATTGTCTCTCAAGTATTGCAAAATATTTTTTAATAAGGCAAACCCTGATGCTTACCTTCCCTTGGCCGCCAGCTCCACTAAAGCCCAATGTCAAAACCCACTGGGCTACAAAGGCTAAAGCCACTAAAGAATATAAGGAAATGTGTTTTTATTTAACCAAGGAACAGAAGATCCCGACCAAGGAATACTCGGAACTGCATCTTATCTTTTACCCACCCAGTAAAAGACATTACGACCTTGATAACCTCCTAGCAAGCATGAAAGCGGGGTTAGACGGGATGTCTCTAGCCTTGGGGGTCAATGACCGATGCTTTAAAAAGATCACGGTAGAACGAGCAGACGAGACTGGTGGAATGGTAAAGATAGTATTAGGGTAAACACTTAGCTATCCCCAAACGTTTGAGGATGCGCTTAAAAAATAGGCAACTAATGCTGTTTATTTATACAGTACAATTGTCCTGTTTCTTTGTTTTTTCCTTGGTAGTTCTTATGGGCGGTTTAGTCTCCTCTCACGTGCCGCCCACTTTTTTTATTTTTGTGTTATATTTATTTCAACTACCTTCCATCGTTATCGGATAAAGATAGTTAGAGCCAAGCGTAAATTACATATTTTGTTTGGCTCTTTTGTGTTAAAGTTTTATGGCGGAGTGAAGTCCGTGTGGTAAGTTGATTTCGACCAGACCCCTTCGGGTTGTTCTGAGTGTTTAGTAAATGATCGAGATCCATTTATTAAGCAACTTCACCTTAGAACAACCCCAAGGGGTTTTTCTTTTGTAGGTTTATCCTGGACGGCTTTGAGTACACCAGCGGGATAAATACAAGCACTACTGGGGGTAAGTAGATGTAATAGTGCAAGGTCGGTGGCGAAGATAGTGCCGACTCTACGAACGACTGTCGGGTGCTGTGGCTCCAAAGGAGGAAGCAGTTGAAGGACGCACTGGGTAGGCGAGGTGCGTCCACCAAAAGAGGAACGGGTGTCATATAAGAGTAGTAATAACTAAAAGAGGAAACAATGAAACTAGAAAAAATAAGGTTAGAAAAAATCAATGTAGATGGCGATTTGCAGGTTCGTGACAAGATCATTGAAGATGCCGTCAGAGAATACGCAGAAGTAATCCGTGAAGGTGGCAAGATGCCGCCAGTAACAGTATTTTTTGATGGTAAGACCTACCACCTAGCAGACGGCTGGCATCGTTTCTTTGCCCACAAACAAGCAGCATTTGCAGAAATTGAAGCCGAAGTCCATGATGGTTCACGCAGAGATGCGATTCTATTTGCCGTCAGTGCCAACGATAAGCACGGATTACGCAGAACCAATGCCGATAAACGCAGATCCGTTCTTGTTCTTTTGGAAGATTTTGAATGGAGCGAGTGGAACAATATCAAGATCGCAGAAGTTTGCGGTGTATCAGCGACATTCGTAGATAAGATTCGTAAGGAAATGAACACTCCTCAACCAACAGCTCGTAAAGTAACTCGTGGCGGTGTTGAGTATACGATGGACACATCGAAGATGGGTCGAACAAAAAAAGCCAAACCAGAGACTCCACCCGATCCAGTCGTTGATGAGAAGGAACAAAAGATTGAAGAGATGGCAACTGAGTTCCAAGCCATAGCGGAGGAGAACGAAGAACTCAAGGCGAAGTTAGCAGTCAAAGGCATGGATGCGTCCGAAGAAGATAAGCAATCTGCACAAGAATTAATTGATGAGCTTCGTGCCACCATCAAGAGCCAAGAAGCACAGATCAAAGGCTTAACTGCTTCTCGAGACGCTTATCAGCAGAAGAATGCGGAATTATTAAAGCAAGTGAATTACTGGAAGAAGCAAGTCTCAAAAGCTGCATAACGTAATGAGGGAAAACGCACGATTTTCCGCTTCACATACGGAGCGTAAGTACCTCACCAGACTTATGGGGGTGAATTCGTAGGTTGATACGAGGGTGTGCTGTTTGCGTTTGAAAAAGTAGTGTGGTTTACCTTATTTTCCACACACTTCGGATAGGGTGGCGAACAAAACATTTTCCAGAAGCTGGAGATCAACGCCAGCCACCCCCGCCCATTATTTTGTACCGACATCAGGCGGTTTCCTGATAGTAAAGGAGATAAAGTTGTTAGAGTTAAGACCACACCAACAAGAAGTGGTGGAGCAAATAAAGCAAGGCTTCAAACAAGGACACATAAGACAACTACTGTATGCATCCACAGGCTTCGGTAAAACCGAGGTAGCGATGGAGATCATGAGGCGAGTATCCGAAGGGTACAAGAAAGCCGCCATGATTGTAGATCGGATAGTCTTAGTTGACCAGACGAGTGCCAGACTGTCTAAGTACGGCATCGAGCATGGAGTTATGCAAGCTGGTCATTGGAGAGAAAGACCATCGGAGCGAATCCAAGTTTGTTCTGCACAGACCCTTGAGAGAAGGGATTCATTCCCAGACATCGACCTTATTATTTTGGATGAGTGTCATATCGTCCGTAAGAAAACAGTTGAGTTCCTCAATAAAAATCCACACATCCGTGCTATTGGATTAACTGCCACCCCATTTACTAAAGGCTTAGGAGATATCTATACCCATGTGGTAGGAGCTACTCCGACTGGCGACTTGGTAGAGAAAGGTTGGTTAGTCCCTTTGAAAGTATTTGTAGCCAAAGAGATTGACATGACAGGAGCTGAGAAGAACTCATTTGGCGAATGGAAAGAAGCTGAAGTTTCCAAACGTGGCATGGCAATTACAGGCGATGTAGTCAACGAATGGATTAAAAAGACGCATGAAATCTTTGGCGGCCCAAGAAAGACAATCGTATTCTGTTCGGGCGTAGATCATGGCAGAGACCTAGTCAAGGGATTTGCCGAGGCTGGCTATCGGTTTGAGTCCATATCCTATAAAGAAGACGATGACTACAAACGTTTAACCATTGAGGAGTTCTCTAAACCAGACACCGAAATTCATGGATTGATTGCGACTGACATTCTTACTAGAGGGTTTGATGTAACCGATGTAATGATCGGAGTATCTGCTAGACCATTCTCAAAGTCTTTTTCATCCCATGTGCAACAGATGGGTAGAGTCATGCGTCCGCACGAAGGTAAAGAGTTTGGTCTTTGGCTTGATCACTCGGGTAATTTCTTGCGGTTTAGAAGCGACTGGGACAATCTGTATACCGAAGGAGTTAAGACTTTAGATAGCTCCGAAGAGAAGGCTAAGAAAGAACCTACCGAGCGGGAAAAGAAAGAAGCAGTCTGCCCGAAGTGCAAAGCGTTATGGACATTCAAAAGCAATATCTGTGGCGAGTGCGGTTACGAGCGTCCGCTAAAGCAAATCCTAACCATACCGGGCGAACTCCAAGAACTTGCAGAAACTAACCGCAAGCTCCAGATTGACAACCGCCAGTTCTATGCTGAGTTGATGTATTACGGCAAGCTAAAGGGATATAAGGACGGGTGGGCTGCCATGAAATACAAAGAGAAGTTTTCCGTGTACCCCAATGGCATCCGAGTAGAACCATTACCTACATCTGCTCCAACCATGAAATGGATTAAGAGTCGCATCATTGCTTACAGTAAGTCTAAAGCGAGGGTTCAGGCATGAAAAAAGATCCATGGGCTAAGTGCAGACTAAACACACCAGAGGAGCGGATTACCTATTTGGCAAATTGGTATCTAGGCGTGGGCAGAAGGAGAGGCTGGAAAAATATTATTGACCAGCTTAATGCAGAAGAAGATGTAGAACTAATAAAACAAAAAATAAGGAAAATACGATGAAATACTTATCAGTGTGTTCGGGGGTGGAGGCAGCAACAGTTGCTTGGCATCCCTTAGGCTGGGATCCGATTGGCTATGCCGAGATCGAAACCTTCCCATCGGCAGTTTTAAATCATCATTACCCAACAGTCCCAAATCTTGGGGACATCACAAAATATAAGGAGTGGAACATCAATGGAACAGTTGAACTTTTGGTTGGAGGAACACCATGCCAAGCATTCTCAGTCGCAGGACTTAGGAAAGGACTCGAAGACCCAAGAGGAAACCTCACCCTTGTCTATACTGGAATTCTTGATCGATTCAAACCCAAATGGTTTGTTTGGGAAAACGTCCCAGGTGTCCTCAGTTCAAGTGGTGGACGGGATTTTGGTTCCTTCCTCGGGGCGGTGGCAGAACTCGGGTATGGGTTCGCATACCGAGTGCTTGACGCTCAGTATTTCGGAATCCCCCAAAGACGCAGAAGAGTCTTTGTTGTCGGATGTCTTGGAGACTGGGTCTCTGCATCAAAGGTTCTTTTTGAGCCAGATTGCTTGTCAAGGGATACTGAGGAGAGCAGAAAATCGAGGGAAAAAACTTCCAACAGTTCTCAAGGACGCTTTGATGGCAACGGCATCCAAAGAACAGTTGGAACACTCTGTGCAGATACCCACCCCGGAGCTTATAGCGGACAAGACGCATACAGCGGAAGACTAATCCCTTGTGTGTATGAAACTCACCCAGCAGACTCCCGAGTAAGAGAGATGGGTGATGTTTGCCAGACTGTAACCTCTCGCTGGGGGACGGGTGGTGGTAATGTGCCGATTGCATTACAGGATATCTCAGGCAGAGATAAGGCCCAGAATGGGCGTGGTTGGAATGATGAAGGTTTGATGTATACCCTTGATGCGGCCGCTACTCAAGGAGTGGCGTATTCCATTCGGGAAGATGCAATAGCGGGTAACTTTAGTGCCACCCCTTTGGAAGTAACCCCAGCCCTCCAAGCACTCCGACCCTCCGTCCAAAGTCATCATGCTCAAACTTTTATTGCCCAGCAAATGGCGGTTCGTAGGCTAACCCCTGTCGAATGCGAAAGACTCCAAGGATTCCCAGATAACTATACGAACATCGCTTGGAGAGGCAAGCCCGAATCTCCCGACAGTCTTCGGTATAAAGCGATGGGTAATTCGATGGCAGTCCCATGCATGAAATGGATTGGAGAGCGGGTTGAAATGGTAGAAAAGGGAATGCTATGAATTTTGAATCGTTTGCAGAGAAGCATGGACTAATCATCGATCACTTGGTTCACGATAAATGGACAAGATGTAGGACTGTTGATAAGCCAAACAAAAAGAATGGCTCGTATATATTCGATGGGATAACGGGTGCGGTGCAGAATTGGGCAGTCCACGAGAAACCTATTAGCTTTCGTGGCAAGCATGACCCTTTACAAGTAATCCGAAAGCCAAAAGTTGTGATCGATGTTGCCAAGAACAATTCCAGGGCAAGCGGTAAGGCAGCATACATCCTAAATAATGCCGTCAAAAAGCCTCACCCTTACTTAGTGAAAAAGGGCTTTCCAGAAGAAAAGGGATGGGTTTGGAACGAGGTGCTGGCAATCCCAATGCGGATTAATGGGGATTTGGTTGGATGTCAATTGATCGATCCAGAGGGCAATAAGAAGTTTTTAAGCGGACAGAAAACCAAGAACGCTTCTGCGATCTTTGATAACAAAGGACAGGTTATTTTGTGTGAAGGATATGCCACGGCTTTATCGATCCGTAGGGCTTTGAAAACGATTAAAACACGCTACAAGATCGTAGTATGTTTCTCAGCATCTAACCTATCCGAAATGGCAAAGGCTTACCCTGACTCGCTCATAGTGGCTGACCATGACATTGTGGGTATCAGGGTAGCTAAACAGTCATCCCTCCCCTATTGGGTATCGCCCAATGAGGGGGAGGACTTCAACGACTACGAGCTTCGGGTTGGAGCGGAAACGGCTGGGGAATCATTATCCAGCCTTATACAAAACAGAACGCCACAATAAAAATACCAAATAAAAAGGTGCAAATAATATCTTCAGCTTTAAGATCGTCCATGGTTTTCTCCTGTGTAGCCATCCAAAATCATTTGATTTAAGATAGTTTGAGCTTGTTTTTTAGATTGGTCAATATTGCGAATAAGAAGGGCTTTTAACGCATCGGAGGTGGTTGGTAACATAGACTCCATGTAATCAATCGCTTCGTTTATTTGTCTAAGCCTATCCCGCTCTTTGTAAAACGGGTTTTTACCATGACGAGGCATAATAAAATTCCCACTCTTGAGTTACGGAGTCTGCAAGGATGTCATTCAATCCCCCAATCGTAGATTTAAGATCATCCCAATACCATTCATTTACTTCGGCTGAACCAAAGAAAAAGCCAGCCATTGGGGGAAGTAACTCCTCCGATTTAGATGGTTCGGCTAAAACTTTTTTACACACCGACAATAAGCTCTGAAGCTGGGAACGAGTTACATAATATTCCCGACAATCATCGACCCCTGATTGCACATTTTGAACAAACCAATTATGGATGGCATTTGCTTTACGCCAATAGATGGCTTCGCAGGCGATTTCCTTAACCCTCATTCCATTGTGATTCAGATCAAGCTTGCCAATAGCTTCTGCAATCGCTTTATCTCCAGCCCTAACCTTGAATAAATACCGCTTTGCGGTTAAATACATATCTAAGCCCATGTGCTTCTCCTTAAGTGTTCGCTAAATCAATTTTTTTGAATATATCCACCAACGCTAAAGCCTGATCCGCATCGATAAAGAGGTCGGCTTTGTTATAGACTTGGTTGATGATCTGCACGGCAGTTTTATAATCCACCACCCAGCCATCAGGCGTTTTTAGATCGGTTGGTAGGACTCCTACAAATAGATCGGTGCAAGCAAGACGATTGCCCCAAGAGTTTTCGCCATCCTCTGAGCCATCATAAAAGCACATGACAAAGGGACTTCCAGACTCTCCCAGCGTGTGGCTTAAATGACCATTGGTAAGGACTACGATGCCGTTCTCGCACTGCTTAACCCATGCGGTGCATCCGCCACCCGTCCCATCTATCCTAAAGCCGTAATCCTTTGGTGAAACAGTCCACCTCCCACAATCGCTAACTGTGGGATTTTGAACAGCCATGTGATTATCGGTAAAACTCATATTTTCAATATCAATCATTTTCTTCTTCCTTGTCAAAACATTCGTCTATAAAACCATCTTTTTTACTGTTCTCTGTAACGCCCTCAAAATGCATACCCTCTTCGTCATACTCGTTGCGGAAGTAGGCATCAGGATATTGGCTTGCAAACCACTTCATAAATTCAACAGGCGGACTCCAAGCCGTTTCAAAATAAACATAAATCTGATTGGGATCGCTATCGTCAAAGTCCTCGACTCGTGCATCCCATTTAGTCCCCCAATTAGCCACATTCCATGAATACCAATCGGTATGCCCATACTTTTCTTTATTGCGGATTTGTTGATCGGTTGGCTCTTTTGAAAAAGTAGCTTGGGTTTCTAAAAGCTCTTGAGGGCATGGCAATAAGTCTTGAAATGGCTTGGCATGAAGAAACTTAGACTCTCCGTCCTCATACTTCGGTTCAAAAGCTTTCGCCAGCTTCTTACCACCCTCAGTCGTGGTATCAATGGTCAATCTGTTATAGCACCAATTAGGCATGATTTGTATCCTCCGAAAATTCCAAAACATCTGCACGAAAATTTGGGATCGTGTATTCCCCATTGATAAGTGCGGTCAATAATTCAATTAATTCGCTAGGGGAAAGGTGGTCGCTTCCAATCCACCATTCCACTTGTTCTTCTGTAATGCGTTTATTCGCATTAATCATTTAATCCTCCTAACCCAATGAATCGAAAAGGGATCGCCCAACTCGATTTGTTGACCAATTTCGAGGGCATTGATTGATTTGCTATGGTCATATTCGTAGCCCCGTTCCTCGGTGAAAAATTCAATCGTGTGATATTCCAAAATAGATTTCTCATGGGTAGCCCGATAGTTATCACCCCAAAAGCATTCAAACTGTTTGGGGGAATCAGGCTGACGACTGCTCTCTAAAATACGCAAAGCTTCATCGATATAGGTCATTGCATCCCTGATATCTTTGCTATTTTGATGGGGTTCTAAAAGGCTAAAAGCCTTAACCAATGGTTCAATTAGTTTCATATCAATACTCCGAAGGAAGCATTAGGACATCGCCAGAAATCCAAAAGTTATAAGAACCATTGGGGCAATCGGTATAGGAAATATTCTTTTGAAATATCCTGTTATCGTTTCCAT